TATCGGCAGCAGTACCTTGGATAGGTGAGTTCTTCACTTGCCTCTCCGCGTTACTCCTATCAATCTTCATATTCGAGTTTAGCCCAGGAACTTGTCTTCGTCTTCCAAGAATGGTTGTGCAGTACTCTAGTTCAGATGCTTCCTTGATAGCGTTCTTGAAGTATTTGGTTATTTTGGGAAAGGCAGCGAAGTACTGCCTAATTAAAGTTTTCGCTTCGTCAGCAGAACAGCCTAGGGTGGCCGCTAAGCGACCGGAACCTTGGCCGTACATGAGGCCGAAATTGATAGCCTTCGCTCCCTTACGGTGGCTTAGAAGCTTCTCATCGTAGTCCGTTAGCGGCTCTCCATTATCATCCTTTCTCCGTGCTTCCATAATGTCCTCGTAGGACACCTTAAACATCTTGGAGGCGGTGCTGCTGTGTACGTCCTGGCCGCTCTTGATAGCGGTGATGAGGGACGGGTCTTCAGAGAAGTGAGCCAGTATACGCATCTCCAGTTGAGCATAATCAGCCGCGAATAGCTTGCCCCTGTTCGGACTTACATAAGCAGTTCTTATGAAGGGTGGTTGGTTTTGTAGGTTAGGGTCTGAAGAACTCAATCGACCAGTCCTGGCACCGGTTTGGTTAAAGCTCGCATGGATTCGGTCATCCACATGAATCCTTTCTAGGAGGTTTGTTATATAGGTTGATAGCTTCTTATCAAGATCTCGATACCGGAGTAGCTTTTTAGCATATTCGCATCCACCACGGTCCCATTTCTGAAGCGTTGCGGCGTTAAGTTGGGGTTGTCCCTTCTCTGTGTATGAGACTGGTTTGTACTTCAGTTGCCCGAAGAAGAATTCACCCATCTCTTTTACTGAGTTTAGGTTAATACAGAGCTTCCCGGTGACTCTCCCGAACCACTTCTGTGTCTCCAGTAGTTCGGACTTAATCTTGGGAGCTTGGTCAAGTAAGGAGTTACGGTCTATTCGTATTCCGGTACGCTCCATCTCCCAGAGGACTTTTGTGAACGGAAGCTCCGTTTTCACGTAATAGCTCCATAGGGTTGGGTAAGTATTATTATTAGTAATCATACCGAGGAGTTCTTCTCTCAGTGCGATGAAGAGCTTGAACGTCACATAGGCATCTAGGGAGGCATAGTTGGTTACAACCGCTCCATTCTCAGGATCAAGGAGAAGGTCATGAAGTGTTCGCTTCCTCATCTGTGAACCGAACACGCTTTTGAACGGGACCATATCAATCCCTAAGTAACTTCTTGATAGGGATTTTAGGTCATGTCCGATGGTGTCATTGATAAGGGCATGCATTACCATGGTGTCGTAGACACGATAATGTGTTCTCAGAGAGTACCTGTTTAAATCTATACCGACATTAAGGAGCATCCACTGGTCAAAGTTTGCGTTGTGCGCAATCAGTTTTAACTCCGGGTTCTCTAAGAAGTCTTTGAAGTAGGGGATCACTTCAGAGTAGATGGCGTATCGTGACTTACCGTTACTTATCGCTAAGATTACAGCGCAGTCTTTAGACCTTGATAGGCCTGTGGTTTCAGTATCAAATGCGAGTATCCTCACATCCTTGTACTCGTTAATAACGTCTAAAGCTTTCTCAGCCGTGCGGACTTCGACGGCTTCAGGGAGAAGTGTGAACATTCCCATAGTAATCTCCGTAGGTATAAAAAAGGGGGGGGGTATTAGCCAGTAGCGATCAAGCAGGTGAGAAGACAGGAAGAGGTAGCAACCCTTCCTGCCCACAAGGAGGAAAATTTCAATAATCGCTACTGGCTAAATTTGAACTGTTTAGAAGGGGATACTATCCTCGTCATCTTCGTCAGGCTTGGCCTCAAAGAAGTTATCAACTAAGATCTGAGCAGAATCATCGAAGGGCATCGTAAGACCCATCGAATCCGCCTGCTCCTGAAGGTCCATCTTCCCGAAAAACTTATCGAATTCGAAGGGCTTATTCATCCAAGGAGCGACCTCTGCATTCTCATCTGCTGGCCCGAATTCGAGAATCTCGATGGCTTGGCTCTTACCCGCCGGTACAGCGCGGATAACCAAGTCAACAGGTTCATCTAAAGAGATACGCTGGGCATCACTACAACCTTTTACCCAGCGTCCACCGTACCCCTCCTGCTTAACACACTCGAACTGTTGTACTGCTTTAACACTTCGATTGCAGTGTGGGCACTGCGTATTCTGGACTCTAAGTGAGTCCTCCCGATCTCGATCGAGAGAACTTTCGTCATCCCTATGGTCGGCGATAACACCTTCACATAAGGGACAACTGTAGGCGTAGATACTAATCTCACCGGCTTTGCAGTTCGAACACTTGTCGGTGAGGCCGACAATGGAGTCCATAAAATTGCGCTGCTGGCTTGGCCACATGGACCAGTGGAGTTTACGCCCGAATACCGTCTCATGGTCTTTGTACTCAACCGGGTCGAGACTTCTCCCATGACGGTCAGTCCCAAGGCTCCGTTCGTATACGAAGTATTCATTACCTCGACCGGAAACCTTGGGAATTTTGAAGTGGTGCTCCATTACAACTACGGATGACACCAGTTCGTCAGAAGCGACATAGTCGTCGTTACCCTGCTCTAACGCATAGAAATCGAGAACGCATGGCATATCTCGTTCCCCATTGTGTGAGTTAGAGATAATTTTACGTTTCCCTTTAGAAGTGGATACCCACTTACTCATGTAGCGGTACCAGAGATCACCATTGTCGTTGGGGACAATTCGGATCTTAGTAGGTTGTGGCCCCGGCTTGAAGTATTCTTGACGTAGTTTCCATGCTGGAATTTCGAACGATGCGCCACCACCCACGGTGCCATTTCCCGAGTGGCCTGGCTTTTTAGTCTTAGCCTGGAGACGCTTTCGCTTCTCGCCTTGCATCTTCCGAAATTCTGCATAATTCACATCTGACATAGCTTGGATTTCCTCCAATTAAGCGGTGTTATTGCCGTCTTTATTGCGGCTCTCACCTGTTCTTTTGTTAAGTCATCGGGTGACTCACCGAGATGTTGCTCTGTATAGTGAGCAACTCTCATATCTAGACCACGAAGACAATTCTTTGTGATCTTTTCTGTGGCTTTTCTTCCTGGAACATCATTATCAAGAAATAAAACGACCCGATTCGTAATTCTCGATAATAGTGCTTCTTGTTCCCTACTCAAGTAGGAGCCAAGAATTGCTACAGTGTAGGGATACCCAGCTTGGATAACCCACAAGGCCGCTTTGAATCCTTCGCACACAACGACAGGTGTGTCAACATACATATCATTATACATGCACGAATTATAGAATTTATCCAATCCCCATAGAACAGACTTCTTATCGAAGGAGTATTCGTTAACAACCTCTTCGAACTCCTCGATATAAATCTTGTATCTAGGCCAGTCGTTGCGAACAGTTCTACCACTGACCGCTACTAATTCACCTAAATGGTTCCTAATGGGGAATATTATCCTTTTTCTTTTCCTATCGAACCCAATCTCATACTTCTTCAGGATTTCTATATCAAATCCTGTATCGATTAGGCCCTTCGGCAGATAAGAAAATACTCCTAAAATTACCTCTGGTAATTGAGTCCACCCGAACTCTAATTTAACCTCCTTTCGTTCTGGGTAGGTCTCTTTTACATGGGTTTGAATAGTGTCGATCAGAGAATTGGGGACTGCTAACTTTTTTAGCAGCCCCACAAGACTCCAACCTTCACTACAGGTATGGCAGAACGACGCTCCCGGAAGCTTATTCTTAGTCGGTGGACCGACATAGACATAGAATGACGGTTTAGACTCCTTACCACCCTTATGAAATGGGCAGTTAGCAGCTAAGTCGGTCAGACCAGATTGGCGTTCGGGAAACGTTATGTAGTCCTGCAATATAGAGACGATCTCGTCTTTATATTCCATACTTTAGATACCTAAATCATCATCAAGCTCATCACGCGTTCTTCTCGCTCGCATGAAGGGGCTGGTGACTTCTTCAGGCTCAGGACTTCTCTGGGTAGTTGTTGGTATATTTTCGTCCTCTTCTTCGTCTTGAACATCTTCAAACTTCCAAAGGGTGTCATGAGCATAGGTGAAATTCTCAGCCGCTAAAGCGTTGATAGTGAAACCCTCGCTAGTGGTTTCTCTGGCAGCCGCTAAGTGAATAGAGATTTCATTCTTTGCCCTGTGTCGAACGAGCCTTATACCAACATCACAATCCATTACAGCGCCAGTATTCATTGCCAAGGAGGCCGTTCCCCTTGATTTAGAATACTTGTAAGCCGACCGCTCATTCTCTTGTAATATTGAGAGAATGGGGATTCCGGTCTGCTTTGCTATCTGTTTAAGTTGCCTATTAACAAGTGATAATTGTTTCCAATCTAACGCACTTGAACCGGAGCCGGGTAGCTCCAGCATGTAGGACGAGTCCAGCATTACAAAGTGAGGTCGGTAAACCTCAATCTTCCTTCTGATCTCATCCGGTCCACCTGGACTACCATCCAGTCGGTCTGCTGGTGTAAACCACAGGTCTCCTGGGAATTTGGGGTCCGTTATCTTCTCAATCTTATCAAAGTAGTTCCTCTCCTCAGCAGAGTTTAGATCTCCTTCTTTAAGTTTCCCGTAGCTCACCTTTGCGAGGATACAGGCGATCCGTCTTCTGATCGAACTCCATGTCATTTCTTTTGAATAGACAAGAACCCGTCTCCCGGACTCAAACAGATGCGCGGCTATTACCAGCCCAAACCAAGTCTTCATGGATTTGGGCATTGCCCAGACCATGATGTAATCGCCATCTTGAATACCTTGTGTAGCAGCATTCATTCTAGCCCAAGGCCAGGGCATGCCCGTCATACCGTCTGACTCTTGTACGAGGCGGTACTCATCCACGCATTCCTGGAAGGCTATCTTTGAAAAACACATGTCCGCATCAGTTGTGTTAGACTCCAGTAGCTGTCCCAACTGTTGGTGTAGGGTCTGGATGACCGACATACCTTTAGCTGGTTCAATCTCACTGAGGTATTTACTTATGGCATTTTCACTCTCTTTTCTTAGGTGGCTGTCCCGAACTTTTTCGCAGAGGTCTTGGAAGTTCTCCACTGGCTTGGGGAGCCCCATGTCGGGGAACTGTTCTAATAAGGCTTCTTCGCTCGGGATATGCCCAAAGTTTTGGGGTCGTCTATAGTTAGCGTCTATTGTTGACCAGAGGTTTTTGGCTTCCATCCCTCCGAATGTCCGAAAAGATATACCCTCTTTTTGTGCAAGTTCGAAAAGTTCTGCCGGAGTCTCCCCTCGCACAATTGATGCTATTAATTGTAGCTCCCAATTCGCTGCCATATGCTCTCCATTTAGAAGGTGATCCCTGGTGGGGGTTCACTGGTTATTAGGTCTGAGTCGGTCTCATGTATAATGCCTATCTTTGGCGCAAAAGCTTTTTCTATGTTCTCGATGAGAATCTTAGCGGCTTCTACGACGTTCTCATATTGCTCCATATCGTTTACTGTTACTGTTACCCCTCCTAATGGTTTATCGCCTACACGGTACCCAATTTTTGCAGTCACTATGGGGCCGTTACCATGAGAGTCCGGATTCGATATTTCGATCCCATACGCGTGAACGGAGTCTATCTCGCACCCAATGATTTTGATCATTCTTCTCCCTCCTTTGGGAAACACTCTACGCAGAGTCTTTGTTTGATATCGACTACGTGCCCAGCGACAGCAGAGTAGATATGTTTACGGGATGCTTCCCAAGCAAGTTGATTGGCCATTCGTTGTCCCATCCTGATGGACTCATCCGTTTGGTCACATTGAAGGGTCACACTTGAGAACACATCTACACTGTAGGGTATCTTGTCCCATGTCCCCTCAGGTGGGTAATAAACGGCGTCGGATACCTTTGTTGAAACACTTGATGTTACAGAGGCAACGACACTTCCTTCCGTAATTAGTGAATCGACCGGTATTGAGATTGTCTCTTCCATTCGGTAGTTTTCTTCCTTGATATTGTCTTTGAATCCGTAGGATTTTATGACGGTTAAACGGAGATGGGCGTACCCCCCACATAGTGAGGGGTCGCCGCTTACCTTAGCAGCCTTCGCTGATGTTCTCATTTAGTCCAAGATCTTCAGTTGGATAAGTGGTGGTGCCACGACCTTCGCTGTACCGTAGACCTCTCGTCTACCTTCGACAACGTCCTCGTGTTTGATATGTCCAGCCAGGATGAGTTGGTCAATGACTTTCGTATTGACCTCCTTTACGACCCCAGGAATAGCAAGGACCGTGTGTTTTATCTGGTCAGCAACATAGGATACTGCCCTCGGCTTTTTCGACCGATGGAATGGCCCGATGGAGATCTTCTCATCTCCGGGTAGGTCTCGGACTTGGTTTTTGGCTTCGATTCGGAGAGAGTTATATCTCTCCACTAGAGGTATAAGTACCTCCCCAAATTGGGGGTTTTTTACTAAGAAGTTAGTGATGTCCTTTCGCACCTCTTCAAAGTTCTTCACAATTTGTTCAGCTTTTCGTTTTGAGCTAGATCCCATAGGGTGCTCTCTCGCTTTCTCAATAATGTTTCAGATATACTTATGGCCGTAGTAAAGTGACCAATTGTCTTATTCCAAATACCTCCGACATTTTGTGTCGGATTCCTATATAGCTGACTCATCGGATAGGTTACCATTGCCGGTATGGGGTACTTCCCAATATCACCGGTAATATAGGCTTCGATAACCCTTCCTCTGTTTTCCTCATACGAGCCAATGCCTGATGGACTAACCGTCTTAAATGCGGCGGACCCACAGGCTATGATAATTTCAGGTTGGATGTGATGTATTTCCCCAGATAGTCTCGGGAAACACGAGGACTGTTCCTTCGGTGAGGGTGTTGGTGTTATTTCTTTTTTCTCTCCTGCTTTCTGGGTTGGACAAATAACTACTGGAGTTACCCACAAATACTTGGACCTTATGAATGGATAGTCTTTAGCCACGAACCTTAGAACCTGCTGGAGGGTTTTTCCCTCTCCTCCATCCAGTACGTTACCGCTGTATGCGGCACGGGCACTGACCTTATCAAGTAGTATCACTACGGACGCATCCGCACTTCCTCTGCCTGAAATCGGTGTCTTTCGGTTCTTGTGTAATCTACACTCCTCACAACTTTGGAATGTGTACTGGTATGACTTGAGACTATCCTTCGATGGCTTTGAAAGATAATCCATGTTGGTTGATTCCTCGCTTAAGGGCACGACACATACTTGTTGCTGCTCCGATGTAGATATCATCTATAACCAGAACAAGTGGATCTTTCTTACCTCTAAATTGACGTTCTACCCGACCTTTCCCTTGTTGAAAGGCTCCCCACGACCTGAAGGGTGTCGCAAAGATTAGGGTATCAAGTTCGGCTACATCTAATCCTTCCTTGGCTACTTGAAATGTTGCGAAGCTAACATCGGATTCCTTTATTATGCTAGTGCGTTCTGCGCCTGAGGTATCCCCAGTCACAACACCGGCTGTATATCCTTTCATACGGTCGTTGTCTACGAACATCTCGTGTAGAATTCCTGGGTGGGCCTTGCTGTGTGTGAGGACGAGTAATTTCCGTCCTTTTTTCAACGCACTTAGTACGTTTCTTAATATTCCTCTATTTCTCTCCTCATTGTTGGCTAAGTAAATATGCATCTTGGGGGCAGAGAATTCCCCTGTTTTGTCTTGAAGAATGGCCTCATTTATTGGGTTTCTGGTAGGCATCCCCACAAAATATATTTTTGCGGATAGGTCCCCTTCCAGGTCACTGTAAAATATCTGTCCTATGTGTGCGTAGTAAACTCCTTCTAGTCCGTCCTCTCTTACGGGAGTCGCTGTGAGTCCGTACCTGTTCCCAAAGAATAGGTCGGCTGTCTGACTAAATTTGGTTGCGCTCAGATGGTGGACTTCATCGAAGATGACCGTCCCGAAGCGTAACCTATTCTCCATACTGAGGCCCTTCTCAGCGTGGTTCGCTAGCGAGTGTATCATCGCTAATACTAGGGGTTTATCCCACTCGGCCCTGGGTCCTTGGACGATGCCAATATCCTCCTCCTTTACACCGAGGAATTGATACGCCCGCTCAATCCATTGGTCCATCAGTCCTTTGTTATTAACTATGACAATTGCCGGGACCTGCCTTTGGCATATCTTCTTTAATGCCATAACAGTTTTCCCCTTACCGCAGGCAAGGTTCAGGATTCCATTACTGACTGTGGAGAATGCTTCCCAGGCTCTCTCTTGAGCAGGGTCTCTTGGTGAGATCTGACCTCCAAAAGAGACCTTTTCCCACTGGGGTTCTATTACTGCACTATCCCATGCTCCTATCCTTTTCTTCCATTCTTCCTTCGTGAAAAGATGTCGGGCCACCACAAGGTGGTTCCGACGCCTCTCGACCAGACAGATCTCTTTAATAGTCCCTGTCCTGAAGTTCTCAGTTCTTGCTGTCGCTGTTCGGATGAATGTTTCTTGGTTGCTTATTAATTGGTTAGGCACCCACATGTTTGATGAACAGAATGACCGACCAATTATCTTACGTCCATCATCCAGCTCTGGGAGATAAATCATATTTGTTTACTCCAATATTTTGATTATTTTGATCCTCAAGAAGTGTAAAAAACTCTCGTCCTGCCTAGCGGGGCTGACATGTTCTAGGAATAGGGATAATAGTTGCTCAACCTTTTCCTCGGAGTTATCGCTGTTGCTTATGTATTTACTAAGCTCCTGATTAGCAGAGATGCCATAAGCCCTTTTTTCTGAGGATGGTCTGCTCTCCCTGGCTTCGTATACAGCCGTTATAAACTCTCTCCCTTCCTTGGAGTCCTTATCGATATCGAGGACCTTCAAGATNTGGATGAGAGANTGATTGGANGGGAGGGCCTTTCCGATCTCATACCTCCTTATTATNTCACCTGTGATACCGCAGTCNTTNGCNAGNCNNGCGCGGGATGTGTACGACGACGATNNCCTCGCATTCTTAAGCANATTACCNAATCGTGTTGGGCGACTCATTCAAGCTCCTTTGTTTCTTCCTCTGTCCAGNCNTCNACGTCGATTACCATTGTTTCATCGATTGGCTGACTTCCGAACTGGATTTTCGGTATATCGATCCTTAATTCAATATTCCTATCATCTGGGTTACGGGATAATCTATTAAATAATGTTCTCGCCATTTCTATGGCACCATTCCTGAGAACCTCTGTACTGACGTCCACTACGGTATCTTTGAGTTTGGGTTTCTTTCGTGGTACTTCCACTTTGAGTTCACTTCTTTTATCATTGTCCATGTTGACCTCTTGGTTTTTGAGTTAGAAAAAGTTCAGGTCCTTACAGTTTACTTATACCAAAAATAGTGGATTCCTTGTGGGAGAGAAAATGCGAGAATTACCAACAATTCTAGACAAGTACGATGATGGGGGCCTGTTTCTTGAGCAGCAATTTTCTGGTCAAGAAGCACCCGATGTGATCAAAATCGCGGTGGACCTATCATCGACTAATAGTCATCATGCAGGGGACTATGCTCTGGTTGTCGATACTCCTCATGGGAAGACCTATAAGTTTCCGGTAATCGACGCGGGGAATGCTATTTCTTCGTCTCTTTATTTTTCTGAGTACGGGGGGAATTTACCCGAAGGTCTCCAAAAAGAGGCAGCTAAAAAACTTAGCGAAGCCCTCGTTGGGTTTGGCTTTACCCCCCCAGAAGACCTGACAAAGGTTGCCTCTATGGAACTCGGTTACGGAGATAAGGCTGAGGACGATAGTCTTGAGGCCCTTTTCGGTGTATCTGACGATTCTCAGTGGGAATTGGTCTCTGATGCCTTTTCATCCTGTAGTCCTCAGGGTAAGCGTCGTCTCATGCTCCAGGTAAAAGAAGCTGGTGCATTTGACAGCTTACTTACTGAAGGGATGGAGGATTATGCGAGGACTGAGCTTGGTAGTGACTTTGCTGTGGGTATCGATACTCGAAAACTTGTTGTTCTTGATGGGGAGGGCATTGCCGAATTGGGAGACTTGATGACCAAATCTGCTTCGGTTAAGCCTGACAGCTTGGTTGAGGACCTGGCCGATTTCGATATTCGCCACGGTATTACACACTTATATGGGAAGGTTGTATCGGACCCATACCAAACTGTATTCGGAACGTCGGTAGAGAAGAACGCTTCTGTCACAGGGACACTCGAAATTGGGGGCCGAGAATATGCTCCTGATGATATTGTCTCTTGGGTAAACGGGGGCGGTTCAGATAACCTCACCAGTTCATTCGGCGAAGAATTCTCTAATCAGTTTGCGTCCGATCCTGTCGCTGTACTAGATAGTCTACCAGCAACACATAAACAGGCAATTGCTCGGATGATTGATGACCAAGCCATCTAAATACTCGTTGGTGGGTGGGGGACCTATTACTCCAAGGCAAGCTTTCACTAATCGGGAGACCCACCCACTTATTCTAAACCTACTTCTCCTCAAGGAGTTTGGTTTAGAGTATTTGGGGTGGGAGCCGGAAACTTGCTGGATCGAAATTGGTCGCTCATGGAATACCACTATCTCAGAGATAAACAGGAACAAGATTCAGGCTATCAGAACTTGTCATGTATCTGATTCTCCGTATGAGAAGTGGGAAACTTTTGAGAAGGTTGCTATGGGGTTTGTTGGGTTAACGCCTAAATTTGACCTAATTCAGAAAGCAACTCCCCATCGCGCTGCTCTTGCTTTAGATGTTATGGGTCAAGTCAGGGAGAAGCAACCTATCTCTGATGAGATTTATAAGTATGTTGCTGCTGTTATGATGGACAGTGGGATAGTTTATGGTCCTGGCCCTATGGAGCCAAGCAATAAGTACCTGACCAAGTTTGTTAATTCTGGGAAGCAGGCGGAAGTAAGAGACGCCTTGTTAACGCGTAAAAAGCCCACATTTAGTGGGAATAATGAAAATGATATTCAGCTTATGAAGGCCATCTCAATTAAGGACTTCTTGGAGTCGGCTTCTCGAATGCTGCTCACACAATTAAAAAAGCTGATACCATAGGGGTAGTTTATGACGGATTACGGTTCACAGCGGTATGGGCTATCTGGTTCTAGCTCTAGGGCTAAGTCTATCGGTAGACCAGATAACTTCTATCCTAGCCCCTTTTTCGATGTAGCCAAGAATTACATACCAAAGACCATTAAAGAGACCTTTGATTGGTGCCAATATTATCAGCTTACCAATCCCTTGGTGAACTCCGTAACTCAGAAGCTGGCCACCTACCCCATTACGGACCTCATATACGCAGACGATAATGAGGGAGTCGTCGATATCTACAGGGAGTTGTTCGAGAACCAATTCCTTTTAAGGTCTTTCCTGATAGAGACCAACTTAGATAGATATACCTACGGGAATTCTTTTGTCTCGGTAGCCTTCCCGTTCACCAAGGTTCTTAAGTGTACGAACTGTGGGCACGATACCCCAGCGAAGACTTCAGGATACAAGTGGAAGGGGTTTCAATTCTTCCTCAATTGCCCTGAGTGTGCGTACTATGGGGCCGCCAAGGTATCCGATGAGCCGATTAAGTCATCTGTAAAAATATCGCTCATCCGGTGGAATCCTAAGCACATCATTATTAAGTATAATGAGATTACGGGTAAATATCTGTATTACTACAAGATGCCCAGGGACCTGAAGAACGACATCACCCTGGGTAAGCCCGATGTTTTAGAGACAATCCCTCAGGCATTTATCGAGGCGATTCGTAAAAAGAGGTCGATTCTCCTAGATAGCAGTAAGATCTTCCATAGTCGGAGACCTTCTATATCCAGGTCCCCATCTGACAGTGGGTGGGGTGCGCCGTTAATCCTCCCGGTTCTGAAGGACATCTTCTTTCTACAGATTCTTCGTAAGGCACAAGAGGCTGTTGCTCTAGAGCACGTCGTTCCTATGAGGATTCTGTTCCCCCAGATTACCGCAGACGGCAGTAATCCATACGCCCAAATTAATCTTCAAGACTGGCAGAAGGAGGTTAAGACCCAGATAGGGAGATGGCGTCAGGATAATAACCATATCCCGGTCATGCCTGTTCCCGTTGGTTACCAGATGATTGGTGGGCAGGGTAGGAGTCTCCTTCTCCATCAGGAATTGAGAATCTACTCAGACCAAATTATTGCTGGTATGGGTGTCCCCACCGGATTCTTCTATGGGGAGGCTCAGTATTCCGGTGCATCGGTTAACCTCCGTGCTTTAGAGAATGAGTTCCTGGGTAATAGACAAGATATGCTCAGGTGCGTTGAGTTTATCAGGGACCGTGTCGCTCATTTCTTGGATATTCCCCGCATCAAACTCAAGTTCAAGCCATTCAAGATGGCCGACGATATCCAGAGAGCTTCTTTCGATATGAATCTGGCTAACTCCGGTATGATTAGCCGGAGGACCTTTTTGCAGTCCCGTGATTACAACTTCGATAACGAGGTTGAACTTATCAATAATGAGAACAAGTTATTTGGTAGGAGTCAGAGGGAGCAGCAGGTTAGGCAGGCAGAGTCTCAGGGTGAGGCGATGCTCATCCAGACACGCTTTCAAATCCAGTCTCAGAATCTGCAACAGGAGAACCAGATGCAGATGCAGCAGCAGCATGGTGCTCCTCCGGGGTCTGAGCAGCAGGCCGGTGCAGACCAGCAAGGCCAGCAGGCCCAACAAGGCCAACAGGCTCAACAAGGTCAGCAAGCCCAACAGGGCCAACAAGCTCCCCAGGGTCAGGAGCAACAACAGGCACAGCCGCCATCTGGTCAGGAAGCCCAACCACAGGAACAGCAGGTGGCTGGTGGTGTGGTACAGGGTGCTGTCCAGAGTCCTGTCGTCAATCAGAGTCCTATGGTTGATCTGTTCGCTCAGGCAAAGCGCCTCACCTCAGAGCTAAACAAAATGAATGAGGTTGATAGATACAGGGCGCTAGCCGAAATTCGAGCTAGCAACCCTGATTTGTACATGCTTGTTAACAATTCTTTGTCTGGTCAAGGCGTGGCTGCGATGAAGCCATTGCCCGAAAAATTACCACCCAGATCAGGACCCGGAAGTGCTCAGATCTAGATTACATAGACTAGTATTGCCGAGAAGTTATGGCATCGATTACACCTCCCCTTTTGGAAGAAGCTAGAGGTGCTATCGTTATGCCTGAGGCATTTAGAACAGACCCAGTAGCTACCCTCTTCTCTCTCCGAGAGGAAATAGCTACACGTTCCGCAATTCTTTGGTTCTCGGCAGTAGCCCTGTTTGACAAAGCATTTAATCGATTTTCTCATTTTCCCTTAGCTTTTTGGATTAAGCGACTCCTCGACGGCTTCAGAAAGGTCTTCACAACTATTATTACTAGTAATAATATTGGGAAAATCCTTCGTTATTTTAGAAATTATATAGTACAACCCACTTCTATCTTTACCCCTATCCACAGCAGAAATTCTACCTCTCCTAGTTGTTTATTAGTTAGATCTATATTTTCCATAGTTCTTATACCGAATAGGGGTGCCATCTCTGCACGGAGGAATAGATGCCGAATGTTTTAGATCCTCAGGGAGTTATGAAAACTCTCGAAGACGGGACTGTAAACGAAATCAAAAAGTTCTTTCCCTTAGTGGGGAAGAAGCAGACTCTCGTGGCTAAAAATGTCTACATTGGAGACCCCTTAGACCTCGATGATATTGCTAGTCAGAAGAAGGCGAGATTGCGTGGTAGGACGTGGGCTCAGGGGATTTACGGTGACTTCTCCCTCATCAACAATGAGACCGGGAAGGTTGTAGATTCTGTTAAGAAGCTGAAGGTCTTAAACCTTCCGAAGATAACGAGACGCTATAGCTATATTGTTGATGGTACAGAGTACCAAGCAGATAATCAGTGGCGACTTAAATCTGGTGTCTACGCTCGCCGAAAGGCTAACGGACAGCTTGAGTCGCAATTCAACCTGGTAGAGGGGCGTGGGTTTAGACTGGGATTTGACCCATTGAAGCGGCGTTTTTTGATGTCCTATGGTTCTTCTAATATCCAGCTACTCCCGGTTCTTCAAGCTCTGGGCATCCCTGATGAGGCTATCCAGGAGTCTTGGGGGAAGGAGCTTTATGCAAGCTCGCTCGCCTCCAAGAAACGGGGTGAGTTGGTCAAGTTATCTAAAGCGCTCAATAGATATGTTACTGTTAAGACTGACGCCGAGGCTATCCCTATAATTAAGGAGGTTCTTGGGAAGACTGAGTTGAGAGAGGACACGACCAGAATAACTTTGGGAACCTCGTTTAAGAAGGTGACCGGGGATGCTCTTCTCCTCACCTCTAAGAAGTTGCTCGATATAAACAGGGGGGTGGATAAGGTAGATAATCGAGATGCCTTACAGTTCAAAGAGCTTTGGTCGATAAGTAATCATATCCCTGAGAGGATAGCGAACTCTGGTAGGCGCATCTCCTATAAGATGACAAATAACTTGGACCGCAGGGAGAATATTCGGTCGATTATTAGTACTGATATTTTTAATGGCCCGGTAAAAGCGTTCTTCACCGCTACCTCACTGTCTCAAACTTCAACTCAGGTTAACCCTGTTGATATGGTTGGTGGATTTCTGAAAACCACCATTATGGGTACTGGCGGGATTCAGAGTGACGCGGCGATTTCTGATGAGGCCAAGTTAATCGATTCCAGTTACCTTGGGTTCATTGACCCGGTTCATACTCCCGAAGGAAAGCGCTCTGGTATTAGTGGTCACCTGTCTTTGGGGGTACGAAAGAAGGGCACCACGCCATCTATCCAGGTGTACGATGTTAAGGCTGGGAAGTACCAGGATAGGTCTCCGTCGGAACTGGTTCTGGGTAACGTGGCTTTTTCTGACCAGTATGAGTTTCCATCGGGAAAAGCACCTAAGCCAAAATCTGACAGTACCGTGGTTATCCCTTCTGGGGGCGGTGACCCTAATCGGGTACCGACATCTGAGGTGGATTTTATTCTTCGGTCCCCTAAGCAGATGTTCTCTATTACTGCTAATCTGATCCCTTTTCTTCCATCAGACCAGGCCAACCGGGCGGGCATGGCTACCCGGCATCTAGAGCAGACAATCTCTCTCAAAAATCCGGAGCAACCCTTGGTTCAGGTTGTCTCCGGGAATAAGGACCCCAGGTTTTCCACATGGGAAAAGATCGTGGGTCGTTTTACTGCCCATCCATCCCCGGTGTCTGGGACAGTCGATTCTGTATCGGTGTCCAAAATCGTTGTTTCGAACAGTTCAGGGAAGAAGCACGATATCCAGTTATACGACAACTTCCCTCTGAACGATAAGAAGGCGTTCATAACGAGTAAGCCCTTGGTCAAAAAAGGCGACAAGGTATCTTCTGGGCAAATTATAGCGGACACCAATTTCACCGATGGTGGAACACTCGCCCTTGGGACGAATCTTCGTGTTGGCTACCTCCCGTATAAGGGTCTGGTATTCGAGGATGGTATTGTAATCAGCGAGAGTGCCTCCAAGAAGTTGTCTAGTACCCACCTGTACAAAGAGCGTTCTTACGTTGATAAGAACATGGTCGTGGGTCTGTCTAAATTTAGGGCAAACTATCCTGGGACTATCTCTGAAGAGAACTCTGCCAAAATGGATGCCGATGGGGTTGTGAAGAAGGGCCAGATAATCGACCCAGGAGATACCCTGATAACAGTTCTTCAGAAATCTGAACCGTCGAAAGAACAGATATTATTGAGAGGTATTCATAAGTCACTCGCTAAGCCGTTTAGGAACAACTCGGTGGTATGGGATAAGCCGCATAGAGGTGTCGTTACTGATGTTGTTCGAAATGGGCGGGAGATTTTAGTCTACGTCAAGACGGAGGAGGATGCGGATATTGGGGATAAGCTCTCTGGTAGGCATGGTAATAAGGGTGTCATCACAGCAGTCGTTCCAGATGAGGAGATGCCCAAGGATAAGGATGGCAATGCGCTTAATATCGTTTTGAGTCCATCGGGTGTTCCTGGTCGAATTAACCCTGGTCAAGTCCTGGAGACCGGCTTGGGTAATGTCGCTTATACAAGTGGAGAGCCTTATGCAGTAGAGAATTTCCAGTCTGACGATAGTAGGAAGATTGTTAAGGTATCTGCGCATACTAGAGTAATCCAGACTAAGTCAGGACCTAAGACGGTTCAGGTTAAAGGGCATGAACGTGAGTTGGGGTATCGTGATGCCGTGTCCGCTGCTCTAAAGAGCGCCGGTCTTTCAGAAACACGAGAACTCTTCGACGCCCAGACAGGGAAAAGCCTTGGTAAGGTATTGGTTGGCCACCAGTATTTCCTCAAGCTCATGCACCAGGTGGACAAGAAGCTGAGTGCTCGGTCTCATGGGTACGGTTACGATTACGACGCTAACCTGGTCCCTAAGAGCGGTGGGAAGACGGGGGGTGCCCAGCGATTTGGTGAATTGGGCCTATACGCCATGTTATCTCATGGGGCTACTGCTAATATCCGAGATGCCCTGACATACAAGGGAGACAAGCAGCAAGATGAGGTTTGGACAGCCATTCAGACCGGCTCGGTTCTTCCAGCCCCGAAGTCCTCATTCGCGTATGAGAAGTTCTTGGCGTATATGCGGGCTATTGGGTTAAACGTTGAGAAGGAGGGCAATGGACTGGTTGTCTCTCCGTTAACTGACAAACAAATTGTCGAGATGTCGAATGGGGCGATAAAAGACGGTAGTCGCGTCATACGGGGTAAGGACCTCAAGCCCGAAAAGGGTGGTTTATTTGATGAGGAGATAACAGGGGGTCCGGGGGGTAAAAACTGGGCTCATATTCAACTCAATGAGTCTCTTCCGAATCCTGTATTCGAGAAGGGGATAAGATCTTTACTGGGTCTCACGGGTAAAGAGTATGACGCGATTATAGCCGGTAAGCTCGGGTTCAATTCTGAGGGTGAGTTAGTTCCTTTTGGTGACGGTGTCTCTACGGGACCATCGGCTCTGGCCGATAGGCTCAAAGGTCTTGATATCGGTAAGGGGCTTGCTGAAGCGAAGGAGGCAATTAAGACAGCTAAACGGGGAGACCTGGACAAGGTTAATAAGAAGATAAAATACAGTTTAATGCTTCAGAAAAATAAGATCAGTGCTTCTGAGGCATACGTTCTTGATAACCTTCCTGTCCTGCCGCCATTGTTCAGACCCATCACAGCTATGGAAGGGGGCGATCTCAATATCGATGGGATCAATATGCTTTATCGGGATATAGCCCTCCTAAATCAGAAGCTCGCTGAGGCAAAATCTGTTCTTCCTGAGGATGAGGTGCTCAAACTCAGGGAGGATTTGTATTTGGCAACTGAGGCTCTCATGGGTGCCCAGACTTTGGCGCAGGGTGGCCTCACCATTGATGGTCAGCCAAGACCTCCTGGAATTCTCCATATCCTCTCTGGAAGGACATCGCCTAAGCAGAGTTACTTCTTGCAGCGTCTAATCGATAGACGGCAAGACATAAGTATGAGGTCTGTCATCGTACCCGATCTGGATATTCATCTGGATGAGATTGGGCTTCCCAGGAAAGGGGCGATGAAGATTTACCGGCCCTTTGTTGTTCGGGAGTTGGTGAAGATGGGGTACACGCCACTAAAAGCGCGTGAGGAGGTAGAGAAGGGTACATCTTTGGCGAACAAGGCTCTTGATATAGCGGTTCAGAAACGACCCGTTATGTTCAAGCGAGACCCGGTTCTCCACATGTTTGGTATCATGGCTTTTAAACCACGGCTCCTCAGTGGGTCTTCTATTCATATTCATCCCTTGGTTGTTGGCGGTTTCAACGCCGATTTTGATGGGGATACGATGGCTGTTTTTGTCCCCATTTCCCAAGAGGCGGTGGATGAGACTTACAAGATGATGCCGTCTAAGAACCTATTCAGCCCGGCGACTGGTAAGGTTATGTACCAACCGACTCTAGAAGGTCAGTTGGGTTTGTATTTGCTTACTCGATGGGGAAGTAAGTCGAAGAAGAAATTTAAGGACCCCAAGGACGCGATTTCGTCAGCGAAGTCTGGCGAGACTAGCATGACTGATGTGGTTCAGGTGGGGGGCATGAAGACCACGGCTGGACGACTTATTTTTAGTAGTAAGTTGCCTGAGAAAATCCAATCGGATGAGTTTCTTACTGACCCCAAGGCTGTTCTTGGGGCGGAGCGTCTCCAGGAAGTTCTTCGTGAATTAGCTACAAAGTCTCCCGCCGAGTTTGCTCCTACAGTGGACAAAATAAAAGACCTCGGATTTGGGCATGCTTACAATGTCGGGTTTAGCTTTGGATTGGATGATTTTACTCCCCTTCGGAGCATTCGAGAGAAGCATATGGGCAAGGCTCGGAGAGAGGAGGTAGTGATTCGTAAGAATCTCGCTATGAACATGCTTTCTCAGGAGGCTGCTGATGACAAAATTGTTAAGCTATATTTAGATGCTGAGAAGTTAATGTCTTCAGAAGCGAAGAAGATGTTGGACTCCGGTGGTAACAATTTGAAGGCTATGAACAATGCCGGCGTCAAACCTGGGTGGGCTCAACTTAAGCAGTTGATACTTTCCCCTATGCTTGTCGAAAATGCGAAGGGTCGAGTTATACCGGTACCTGTTTCGAGGTCTTATATTGAGGGGCTCAAATCGTCCGATTACTGGGTCACTACTTCGGGTGCTCGTTCTGGGTTGATAAAGAAGGTTCAGGAAGTTCAGATACCAGGAGCACTTAATAAGCAATTGGCCAATACAGCTATATCCTACATTATTACTGATGATGATTGCGGCACTAAAAAGGGTATTGCTTTATCTTCGATGGATTCAGATCTTGTGGACAGGTTTACGGCTAAGGCTATATCTGCCTCAGGATTAAGAGTAGCAGCCAATACTCTGATAACGCCTAACCTGATTTCTAAAATTAAGTCTGCTAAGGTTGACCGTGTTATTGTCAGGTCACCACTGAAGTGTGAGAAATCGAAAGGGTTGTGCGCGAAGTGTTATGGCTTGTTTGACAATGGCTCTATTATACCGAAGGGTACGAATATTGGGCTTATAGCCGGTACATCTATTGGGGAGCGTGGGACGCAGTTGTCTATGAGGGTATTCCATACAGGTGGTGTTGCTGGTGGGGGAGGGTCAGTTGTTGGTGGAATTGAGCGGGTGTCTCAGCTTCTTAAAATGCCCGCTATTTTGCCGAGGTCGGCAACCCTTTCCCCTGTGACAGGTGATATTAAGTCTGTGAAGGAGAGTCCTGTAGGTGGTCATGATATTGTGGTCGGTAACGAGGAGGCTTATATCCCAGGTAATCTTAAGGTCTCTATAAAGCGCGGGGACAAGGTCCGTAAGGGGCAGGCTCTCTCAACCGGGACTATCAACCCGCATGAACTTCTTGAGAAGACCAATATTGAGACGGTGCAACGGTATCTTGCTGACGAGATTCATAAGGTTTACGCTAATGAGGGAATAAAGAAGCGAAACGTTGAGGTGGTGACTAAGGCCCTCACCAATCTTGGTCGAGTAATGGACCCCGGAGATTCGGATAAGTTCATTCAGGGGGACTATGTGTCTTTATCTCATGCAGGGGTACTAAATAAGACAATGAAAAACCCGATAATGGTTCTCCCAGTACTCCGTGGTGTTGAGACACTTCCTCTGGACCAGACAACGGATTGGTTAGCGAGACTTCAGTATCGGAAGCTGAAGGAGACATTTATTCGTGCTGCTAATGAAGGGTGGGAATCGGATATTCACGGCTTACATCCTGCTCCTGGCCTCGCTTTTAGTGCGGAGTTTGGGCGTAAGGATAAACTTACTAAAGGACCTTATTGATGGTTGATGGGTACGGAAAACCAGCGCAGGCAGCATTGGGTCCTGCCAGTATTACTTTGGCTAAAGTAACAAATGTAAACGTCCAGGAATGGACGGTCGATTTGGAGACCGTGTTTAGCCTTCAGCCCCTATCAGATGTTCCATTTGCGACCCCGTATTGTCATCGTGATCATGGTGGCGGTATTAACTTCATTCCGGAGGTCGATTCTAATTGTTATGTAGCCCAGTGTGCTGATGGGACAACGTTTATAATCGGATTCATTACGACTCCTCTGACACAGGTTCCAACCGAGTTTGACGAGGAGGGGGGTATGCTTGATGAGGCCGGTACGGATGTCGGCCCAAGTTATCGGAGATTCCGTGACCCTCTAGAGGCTGGGGACATCATGCTGGGGACGGTCGATGATAATCAAATCATCCTTCGTCGCGGGGGGATGGTCCAGATTGGGTCCACTGGGCTTGCTCAGAGGGTTTATCTGCCTGTCGAGAATATCATAAGGGACTACTTCCAGAGATACCAGGCCATCAGCCCAATAGGTGAGATCGAGTGGGGTCACGCAATTTTGGCTTCTGGGGAAGACCCGTCGGCTGGGACTGGGAATGTACCGAACTCTAATTACTTCCTAGATGAGGACCAGAAGAACGCCCTTAAGATTGCCGAGGAGACACCAGTACTAGTCCGTTATAATATAAAGGACCTGGCTCAGGAGGACGTTTCCACTGGGAAATACACTATCGAGTTGAGGGCAGGTCGCCTGACCAAGGAAACCCTAGACACGGAAGTAGACGCTGAACACGTATTCGCTAATGTCGATTTAAAGCTCAGTAAGGGAAAACCTCCGGAGAGCGGTATTACGCCTGAAGAGAGGGGTGTTATAAGTTTTACTATATACAGTCATGACGAGGGCGACAATCAAGGTAAGGTCACCTATGCTTTCCAGCTAAATCGTGACGGTGACAACTTCGTATTCACTAAGGGGAGCATCCGTCATGAGGTAGAAAAGGATGTCTATGCGTCTGTTCATGGCTCTGCTCGGATGGACTGGGGTGATGGCGCTAAGGAGGCAAGTGGGGATTCCTTTATCGAATTCACAAAATCGAACGAGTTTAAGCAGGCATGCAAGAACGTTGTTATGGAGATACTAGAGTCAGTCGATATTACGGCCAAAGATCTGAGCCTTAATATAAGTGGTAATATTGATATCGGCGAGGGGGCGGATAACAAAGTTGTTCGAATGGAGGACCTTCAGACTTTTATGCAGACCCAATTCCAGTGTGTCACAGCATTCGGGCCGAGTGGGCCTATGATACCCCCATTCTCCCCAAATGTTGGGTCTTCTCAGGTAAAGGTGAAGAAGTAATGCCTCTCGCAACAGCAGTCTTGGGTATGAATAGGGAGATAGGGGAGATAGCTTCGAGTATCCCTAAGACCAAGGAAGAACTACAGAGCTGGAACCTTGCTGAGAAATGGGGCAATGTCGCTAAGATATTCTTTGCGAGCAGCGTTATCCCTATGTGGACACCAGTAGGGTTGGATTCCGGTAAGGCTTTGTGGATTTCGACAGCCTTGTCTAAGATGAGTTCTCCCCAAGACCTGAGTATATCGGCAATGGAGTCGGCATTTAAAGCGTTCGCTTCGTTGGCATCCGTCCCAGGGAATGTAGTTCCACCCCCTCCAGCCGTCATAGTCCCGCCAATAGCTCCCCTAATTCTCATGCCATTGGGAGCATTACCCCCATCACCGTCACCACTACCTTCAACAATTGCTCTTCACGGTATACTATTAGCATGGGCCTTAACGGGCACCCAAACAATCCCACCGGCGCTTCCAGTGCCTTGGTCCTGAGAGGTAAAAAATGGAACTCGTAAGAAAACTTCAACGACCGTCGTTCGAGAAAACAGCGTCTAAATTTATGCTGGGGGATAACCCACAAACTTATCCCAGTGAGCTTCTCGCACAGCTATATAAGCAGCACTCCTACCTTGGTAAGTACCGGGTGAATATGTCTATTGAGGGCCAGGATGACAATCTTGGATACCTCTATGGCGTATTTGTGGTTTCGCATTCCCCAGATGTTCCCCCCGCTTCGGGTGATGAACGGATGGGGGAGGTTGTCCGTCAACCGGACGCTGCTCAGAGCAAGGAGGAGAGCGAGAAGTCCCTTCGGATTCCCATTATTGTCGAATCCAAAAAGGGGTACTCATTCGATGTATTCATCTCCCCTGACGGAAGGTTTCTCCCTTTGAATGAGGAGCGGGTATCCGGCACCTTGTTTGATATGAATCCCTACATCGTATCTCCAGGGGCTCAATCTGGCGAAAACCCCAATATCCAGCCAGACGACCCCATGGGTTCGTTGGGGGGTCAATCCGGTGGGCAAAATGCTTCTGTCAAGCAGGCATCCATTATCGAGACGGTCTCAGATAAGATTGAGCCGTCTGCTGTTGAGAGGTTCCTTCACAAAGTGGCAGGTGACCTGTCCTTGAAGGATGCTGTGCTCATTAATGAGTCTTTCGGTAGCGCCATCGCTAAGCTGGCAGAGGCCGCTAAGGCACCAAAATCTGGTGATGTGCCCGATGCATCGGTAAGCATTGACGACTTCGATGCTACCGTCATCTCCAAGGCTTCTGGTGGGTACGTCGTTAAGATGGCCTCTTCAGATGGGAGCGCACAGGAGGTCACCATCAGTAACGCCGAGGGTCAGTGTATCCCTTCGGAGCTCAAGCAGAGAATTCTTAGCGATGGGCATGCGCTGATTGTCCCGGATGGGAACTCCGAGCTTCTCCCGGTAGAGAAAACCGCAAGTCTCAAGACAGTTGAGTCAAGCGGGGTGTACTCCGTGATGACCAAGTCCGGCAGTGCCCAGAGGGCGGTGGTTATAAATGATGTCACGTCTCTAGATGGCAGAGCCATGGATTTGTGCCTGGTGGTGGGTAAGTCTGGGGCATCGTTCCAGGAGAAAGTAGCAGGAGTTCGTTGTGGTGACCTTGTTCTCAGTTCTCTTAATGGCTGTGAGCCGTCTGGAGAAGGTGTGTTTATTTATAAGGAGTCTGGCGTTGTAACTGAGCCTCTTGAGGTTCTGCATCGAGTAGATTCTGACGGAGAGGTCTCCTATATCTATGACCACCCGATTCGTGGCCAGGGGATGCTGAAAGTTGCCAGCGTTAAGAAGCCGGTCCTTATTAGCGGTAATGATTACCTCATTCCAGATTCAATGACCTTCGTCCCTCTTGAGTTCGGGGGTCGGTACGCCACTGATATGACTTCTATGGATAAGGTAGCCTCCAGGGAAGATCGGATGATGGAGGTATCTCTCTATACCGATGGGTCAGAGTTTTCCTTTAGTGGACGACCGGTGGAAGGTTTTACAAAAAAGGCCGGCTTGAGTTCTTTGGATGCCGCACTTCTTCTGGGTGTCCTGGGGGATACGCAAGAAGGGGCGCTCAAGAAGATTGCATCCGCAGTTAAGAACACCTCCATCTCCTTCGTCTCTTCCAGGAAGCTGGGTGGGAAGGAGAAGGTCGCTGTCGATAAAGAAGCGGTCAGAATGGCGGAAGTGATCAATATCGACCTCATCAAAGAGGCCGCTTCGTTGACCAATTCGGATACGGTTGACTCTGTTTTGTCGCTGAATTTCGTTACCCCTGAGAATATTATGGGTTACGTTGATTCGATTCCGGTCCTTGAGGATGCCTCCTCTAAACTGGCTGAGTTGCTCATCGGTGTGCGTCTCGGGCTTTCAGATGTGCCGGAAAGTGCCGTTTCTTCCTCCGTTCGCGGGTTGGAACGTGCGATTCAAGGTCTTAAAAAGTTGCAAATGAGGGCTAATGTCTCATTAGTGTAGGGTATGAAACAACCTAATGAATACTGGCTCAAGTATATGCTACTGTTTTCGGGGTTATCCTCAGAACGGATAGGTGAATCTGCATGCATGTACGACATGACAAAACCTTCTACTTCTTATCTAAGGGAGCTGAATAGTAAGTTACGGGAGACTAGGCCGCCGAGACTCGACCTAGGAAATAATCCCACAAGGGTCTGGGTCCGTAGGCAGAGAATAATGTCTCTGGCTACGGGACAGCAGCATGCCTTACAGGCTAGAGACCTCTTAGGGGATACTAAGATTAGACCGGTAATAGAGGCACTAATATTATCGGATGCTGCTCTTGAGGATATCTCCGAACACACACTAAATATTACTGGTAATAAAATATCTAAGAATGTCTTGGATATGTACCGGCACTACTTCTGGAACCGGGAGCTTCTATCTAGTGGGGAATGGTTCTCGTACTTAGAGGAGCACCCCAACGGTGAACTTCTCAGTCAATGCTACAGGCAGGGCCTTGAGTACGCTTTGTGGCGCTTGGGTTATCGGGTAGAACTTTCTCAGCAGGATGTGTTGAGGGGGGTATTCCATGAATCTGCCATGAGATTTTTTGAGACTACTACCCAAAGCAATACCCGTGATACGGCGTTTACAGCTAAGATGTGGGCTGAGAATATCTTCAAAGCTACAGAGGAACTGAATAAGACGGGCGATGAAGTCCGACAGGTCCTTGATGAGTTGAAGAGTGTGGCCATCAAGCTGGGCAAGCGGGATATTAGTAGTATTGATAAACTAAAATAGAGAGGCGGTTACTTTATGTTCGGTAATGAAAGTGGGTTCACTTTGGAGCCGATTACTTTTACCAAGGCAAAGACCGTCATCCCGGGTGTCAGGACTGAGTATCTACGGATTACTTCGGGGGTGAAGTTCCACTTCTGGGCAGACCCGGAGTTCCCAGAAACATTCGGTGAGGATATCAAAGAGGCTTTTGATGCTTTTCCTAAAGAAGATATGATTGTTGAATACGTACCTGAGGTTGAAAGCTGGTATGGTGAACTACGAAATCTAAATATTCTTTCAGACCAATTAATAGAGATGTTGGTCAAGAAAATATCTACGGTGGTGATGCGCAATGGCGAAAGATAAAAAGCCAGGATACCTGGGTACACTTGGTCAGGTAGCTCCGTCCTTTGGGTTAAAGGCTATTCTGGGTGACCTGCCGAAAGGTTCAGTAGAGTACGCAACAGAGGGGAAGCTGCGCGGTAGTAAGTCCAGTTTCAAGAGCTTGCTTTCCCAGGGGGCACGGGGTCGTGGGGGTGGTCGTGCTATTGGGGGTGGGGTCGGAATCCTCACTGCTCCTCTCTTCATGAAGGGTCTTAAGAACGTTGGTTCCAAGGACCCGAAAAAACGTCGTACCGGGCTGGCTCTCTTGGGGTCCACTGCTGCTGTTTATCAGGGACAGAGGGGCTTCATAGAAGGTTATCGAGCCGCAAGATCGGTAAATCTGGGCAAGGGAACCGCCGCCAGGAGAGGGCTCATTCTCGGAGGAACGAGAGCGGCCTACAAAACTCCTTCAGCGATTGCCCTTGGATTGAGCATTGCTTCAGGAAGAAAAAGAAGCAGGCAAAAGGGTGGGTCAAAGTACGATAAATTCCTCATACCCGCATTGTCTGGTGCTTCCCTCGGGGCCTTAGCTCGTGGAGTGGAGAGCATGACTATGAGTGGTATGGGGGAAGGTGGAAGGAAAGGTCTTATGGAGGCATTCAGGAGAGCGGCTCCTGCTGCGGGGGGCGGGGCTGTCGGTGGCTTGCTTGGTGGCTTGGTCTTATCCGCTGCTGTCGATGGGGCTATGAAGGCTATGAAAAAAGAGTCTTCTGTCACTATGGAAAAGGAGGCCGGTGTCGAGGCTGCCGCTTCCATGCTTGGTAAGGCGCTTGGGGATATGCTCTGGCCCAAAGGCTTGCCTTTTGTCTTCGCTGGTCACATGGCGACGAAGGCGGGCATGGGATATGGTAAAGCGGGTGCCGCACTGTCAAGGTCCTCCGGTGGGTCTAAAGCCCTCGGTAAAATGAACAAGGCTAAGACAAATCAGCTAGCTATCGGTATGCGGGAGGGGCTGGCCGGTAGGCGTGACCCGGGTTGGCGGTCTGGAGTTGGGCTTGGGATGACGTTTCCTGAGCTTAAATACAATAGGCAGATGGGTATTGAGATCGGAAGGCTCCTCCGGGGTGTTCCTTCTGCTTATCGGGAGAGAGTCCTTGAGGGCTCTAAGAAGTACATAACCCCCACTATGCGGTGGAGTAAAAAGGGTGAACCTGTACCGGTGTTGAATCAACTCCCTGATGCGATTGACTTAGCTATCGGTAAGAAGCCGCTATTTAAGGGACTGGCACTTGGGAGTGGCTACAGTAGGTTGGTGCATGGTGGTCGGGGCTCGTATTCGCAGAGAGGTAAGCGAATTAGAGGTTTGCCAAAGGCCCTCCCAGGTGACAGAACCGCTCACTCGATGGGACCAGATTTGGGCCTTCTTGGTAGCGGTATCGGGTTGGCTGGGGTGACTGCCGCAACAGGGGGTCTAGCTGCAATTCCTCTGTCAATCCTAGGGTCTCATAGTCTTATTGGTGGGGCGAAAGGTCTCGGCGTGAGACTCCCATTTGTTAAGAAAAAAGCTCTCAAGTCGGGTGCTGCTGGTATTCGCGAAGCCTTCCTTCCGGGCATGAAGAAGCCTTTAGGGGAGAACATCCTTGAGCATGGCATGGACATCGGCATATCGCCGGCATCCAGGGACTGGGGTCGTATGGTAGGTGGTGTCGCCAGGGGTATGGCTGAGTCTGGTCGCGCCGGTATGAAGGGTAAGTTACAGAAGGGGGTGAGTAGGGCAGCATCTCCGAAGAAGCTCACTTTCTCAGAAGCAGCCACAACGCCGATTTTAGGTGGGGCCGCTCTGGCCGGGGCCGATAAATTACGACGAAATAGGAAAAAGCGATGATTACAAAAGAGGCCCGTGTAGCTAAAGCCTATAAAGATTTTATGGGGTCCTTGGGACTAGCAGACCAACGAGCCATGATTGGCGGGGGTCTTGGTGGAGCACTGATAGGGGGGGGTATAGCCCGGAAAGGGTTCGATCGCACCAATAAAAAGAGACTCATCCATAGAATTGGGATGAAGATGTCCCCGAAATATCGGAGACGTTACGCAGACAAGAAGATGGACGCGACCATGTCCGGAGTAGACCTTGGGGCTGGGCTAGGCATGTTTGGTGGGATGTTGCGTGATATAACCAGGTCCGGTCCTAAACAATGGCGTTATGGAAGCGGCTATGGCGGCGGTTCTGGCAGTGCTTACGGGCGCTATGGTGGCGGACCGAGGGGTGGTGGACCAAGGGGTGCAGCAAAAGCCCATGCTAATCTCGACATCAATCTTAAAACTGTAGGGATATCCAAAAAGACGACCAAGAAATCAGACGCCAAAAAGGTGTACAGGAAAAGGGCTTTTGAGATCCACCCAGACAGAAACCCAGGGTTGGGTGAGGAGCCACTCAAAGACCTCAACAACGCCTGGGATGAAATTCAAAAGACCACGTGGTTTTCAAAACTGGCCTTCATCCTGGATAGTAGGTCTCCTGGGGGTTCTGCTTTTAGTAGGGTTAGCTTGCGAGCATCGCTAAAGCTTGCCGCTGATAGATAAGGAAAGCTCATGGTCTGGAACAGTTTTTTTACGAAGGTCTCTGAGAAGTCGGCCAAACCCGAGCATGGCACAGGGATACCCTCACTGAAGGAGTGGTTCAAGCCGTATTCCCATCAGGAGTCAGCCGTAAACCGGCTATTCGCCAACAAGGGTAAGATGATTCTTGCTCATGAGATGGGTACCGGTAAGACCGTTACAAGTATTTACGGGTTTGAGAAGATGCGTCATGAAGGCAAGGCTAGAAAAGCAATTGTCATCGTACCATCAGGACTCCGAGATAACTTTGTTAAAAACGGGATTGGTAAGTTTACCAGTAGTTCGTGGCAGGCGATTGGGTCCAGGTCTGAGAAAGCCAAGAAGCTAGGGTACATTAGACCTGGAGAAGAGGGTGATAAGGACTACACGGTAGTTAGCTATGCGATGTTCCGTAGAGACCCCGTGGGCTTTATGCGTAGAACTGGCGCTGACACCATTATCGCCGATGAATTTCATAAGACACGGAATGAGCGGGCTGCGACTTTTAAGGCTCTTGCTGTCGCCCGAGCGTTCGCGACGAACTTCATGGGGCTCACGGCTTCATTAATCAATAACGACCCATCAGAGATTGCCACTCTCCTCACCCTATCGGAGGGAAAGAGAGACCTGACTCCCCGCCAGTTTAAAAATCGGTATACGAAGACGATTGGGTTCACGAAGGGATTCGGGAGCGGGAAGAAAAAAGTTGTCGGGATGCAGAATGTTTCCGACTTAACTGAGAGAACCGGAACTAAGATTGACTATATCCGGACGACAGATTTAAAAGGTAAGACGATGCCGAAGAAGGATATTGAGACTATTGAAGTCCCAATGTCTAAAGACCAGTATCGTCTTTACCAGCTCTCCCTAGATAAACTCGGCCCAATCAAAAAGCACATCACAAAGAGAAACCCTAATGTGACGGTTCGGGACGCAAAGTTTCTGTTTGCCCAGATATCACAAGCACGTCAGTTGGCTAATTCTCTCGCTACAGGTAGGAGTGATGTATCCATAACGCAGTCTTCCAGGAGAACCCCGAAGGTTAAGAGACTGCTGGATGATGCTGAGAGCCACCTTCAGGAGAAGTCAGATAATAAGGCAGTTATCTATTCCAACCTCATTCGAGGTGGGGTGGATGTTCTGTCTGCGGGTTTGAAAGAGCGTAACATCCCCCATTCGATCTTCGTTGGTAAGGGGACGGAGGTTAGTGGGGGTAAGGTCACATCCATATCCAGACAACAGGGTGTCCTGGATTATAAAGAGGGGAAGAAGCGGGTTATAGTTCTTAGTGGTGCGGGGGCTGAAGGTTTAGACTTAAAGAACTCTACTGGATTCTTCTCTCTTGATGGTCATTTCAACCCTCAAAGAGTCCTACAGGCAGAGGGGAGAGCAAGAAGGCTTGGAGGCCAGGAGCATCGACCCATTGAGGACCGTGTAGTTAAGGTTAAGCGCTACCACAGCACTGTTCCACTAAGTAAGAGACCTGGCTTGGTTGGTCGTATGTTTGGGAGGAAGACACCACGAACAACAGACCAGTGGATGAACAGTGTCGCTAAAAGGAAGTTCGATCAACAGGAGCAATTCTACGGGGCCTATAAGACCAAGAAGCACTTATATAAGTATGTAGATGAATCAGGGAAGACTAGATATGTCTATGCTAAGAGACCAAAAAAATCACCTGGATTCTTCTCTGGATTTTTCTCTAAGAGGAAAACTCCAGAAGTTGGCGCAAACCAGACCCCCCAATCTCAGAGTTTCCGATAGTTCTGATTCGTGTGGGGGATGCTTAGGGTTCTCATATTCTGCTGGAAGGTCCTGGCTGGGGGATGGCTCATGCTCCAGGTACGGAGATTCACCAGTCAGGATAGACTTTGTTTGCGATGGGTTCGAGGCAGTAGACTCATAGACCACCTACCCGCTTCCCCACCCAGATAAGCACCTTTCCAGTTTTGGAATTCACCTTTACTCTCCCCTTCGGCCCCATGGCCTCCTTAAGGAAATCGACCAAAATCCTCTTTTTATTACTAGTTATTGGTGGCCATATGGAAAGGGTGTATACATCGTCATGCTTTTCGTAGGATAGTAGGTCGTTTCCAATAGCTCTGGATAAAGACGCTACAATATTTTTGAAGGTGTCATCTCTCATGTATCGTGTCCAAAAGTCTGAGAAGGAGGAGCCAAAAGACCTATCTATGTTTCCTTCCGAATTTGTTACATCCTTCATGAATATTGCTTCTGGAGGTAGGCTTAGCAAATTCAACTTTGAGGGGAGGGAGTATCTTCTTCCTATATACGATACTCCTTCCCGAAGAGTCTTGTTGTTGTGTGGTCGTCAGGTGGAGAAGAGCACCACATTAGGCAATACAATCCTGACCCACACGATGCTCCAACAACACTTCAGAGCACTATTTGTAAGCCCGACACAGCAGCAAACGGAGACATTCTCCAGGGATAGAATCTCCAGCCCCATAGAGGTCTCCCCCCATCTCCAGGTGTTCACGCGGGGGGACAGCACCAAGAATAACGTACTGTACAAGAAGTTTATCACCGGGTCTGACCTGACTCTTAGGTATGCCTTTCTCCATGCGGACAGGGTCCGTGGCATCTCGGCTGATATGCTCTTACTGGACGAGATTCAGGATATCCTCACGGAGGTAATCCCAGTAATTGAGGAAGCTCTCGCTCACTCCCCAATCAAATTACTCCGTTACTCTGGAACTCCTAAGAGCCAAGATAATACGATAAGTTACTATTGGAATAAATTCTCAACGCAGAATGAGTGGGTCATCCCTTGTGATGGATGTAGTCATTGGAATGTCATTGGGGTTGAGAACATCGGTAAAAAGTCGCTCATATGCAGTAAATGCGGGAACGCGATTTACCCTAATCACTCCAGGGCGCAGTGGGCATCGATGAGGTCGCCCAGTTGGCTCTCATCCCCACCCATAAGTGAGCCATTCGAGGGTTATAGGATTCCCCAGGTGATTACCCCTTGGGTGAGCTGGGCGGAGATACTTGATAAGAGAAAGAGGTACTCAAAGGCCCAGTTTTATAACGAAGTCTTGGGTATGGCATTCGATTCCGGGAGCAAGCCCCTCACTCAGGAGGTTCTAATCGGCAATTGCTCAGATAGGAGGATGGAAGACGGGATTAAGTTTGCCAAGAGAACCAAGACGTTTATGGGGGTAGATTGGGGGACGGCGGAGAATTCCTATACCGTCATGACCATTGGCGCATACATAAAGGATAAGTTCCATTTCTTATTTTTCAAGAGGTTCGAGGGGGAGGAGGCAGAACCCGAGAAACTAATGGGGATTATTAGTAGTTATATAGATAGGTATAACGTAGATACTGTCGGGGTTGACTACGGCGGGGGGTTCGATCGTAACGATAAGCTCATCAGGACCTTCGGTATACGACGAATAGCCAGGTACCAGTACGTAAATACGAAGAGGATATACTTTGATAAAAGCCTACATCGGTTTATGGTTAACCGAACAGAAGCTTTGATGTCAGTTATTAATGCTATCAATAGAGGTGACGAATTCGTCTTTCCCAAGTGGGAAGACATTGAATACCCCTTTGCGAGTGATATGTTATCCGTGTTTACTGAGTATAATGAATCTAGGCGGACAACAGTAATCCAAAGAACCCCAGGAACCACTGATGACACACTGCATTCTCTAACGTATTGTTTTTTGGCATCTATGATAAAGTACCCTAGACCTGATATCATAACACCGATGGGTGATGAGGACGACTGGGCGAGAAAAAGAGGTTAGTCATGTACGATTTGGAAAAATACTTGTTAACTAAGGAAGATTCGGGCGTCTCTTCTTCCGAACTTCGCCACATGGGAAAGCAGGCCGCTGTCCGCTATGTTCAACAAGAGACACCCCTCAATGATTCTGTTGCGGAGTTCGCCAAGAAAAGCGGGCTCAATCTGGAGCAGATTAAACGTGTCTCTGAGCATGCTAATAATGATACCTTTTCGACCATGTTCAAGCTCGGATTCGCCAAGAACATCACGTTCCCCATGGCCGATGCTAGCGCTGTCTCCCAAATTCTCCAGGCACCCAAAGAGAAGACAGCTTCTAAAAAAGCGCATGTCCATCCAAGAATGCGATATATTCCCGGCCAGGAGTCCATTGACCTTGAGTCTGTTTTCACCGGTAACGTATTCGAAAAGGCCGCTAATACCGGAAAAGTGAAAGCCTTGTTGGCGGAAGGTATCCCTCTTAAGGAAGCCATCTCCAAGGCGTACCCGGACTACTCAAGCAAGCAGATTGAAGAAGCCTCCCGGATGTACTCGATGGATAAGTCTGCTGGGGTTGATAATCTTTACGACCCCAATACCCGAGATACCGCTAAGAAGTATCTAGACACTCACAACGAGAACAGAAATCTCAAGGCTGACATGGGGTCTCTTGGCGATATTTTTCGTGTCAAAGTCGCAGCCCTTAAGGACCTATGTAAGGAAGCCTCCAGGTCTGGCAATAGCGCCGGTATCATTGGTTACGCGGTAGAGGCGGCGAATCCGTCCACAGGTCTGCTGGGTGTCCTTAGTGAGAAACTTGGTAATTTCGTCGAGTTCGGCCATGGCGATGAGTTACAGAAAATGGGCATGGGCATGGTACAGGGTAACCCTATTACGGGGCTTACCCAGGAGCTTGAGGGCGTTTCCAGTAAACTGGTGATGGCACAGCAGGCTGTAACCAGAACGCAGATGGCCATGCAGGAACTGCTCTCGATTCTCAGAGGCCCGGATATGTCCAGCCCAGCGAATCTGGTTTTCGGTGGAGGCCAGCCCCAAGCAGCACCACAAATGCCGCCCCAAATGCCTCCTCAAGGAGAGCCCCAAATGCCTCCTCAAGCAGCACAAGGCCAACAGGGTCCGGGAGTAATGTAATGATGACCGAGCTTGAAAAGAGGGCTGTTAAAGAAGATTTAACAACCGCATTTAACAAGCATGTGTACAAGGGACATCCGAGTAATCTGGCTGTTGGACATAGGTCAAAGCTGGGTCGTGGACTTCAACACGCCATTTATGGGCCGGCATCCGCTGCCGCCGCCATCCCAGGGAAAATGGTTGGTGGGTCCTTGGGGAGCATTCTATTCGGTGCCAAAGAAATGAATCCGATGAGCCCTATGTTCGAGAAAAGGCTGAAGAAGGTTCCCGGTGTCGGCGGATTAGAAGAGATCTCTAAGGCCGAGTACAAGGAGATTAAAGGCGGCTCACAAAAGGGTAAGGCTTATAAGTTCAAGGGAGAGGGCCACCTCATGCCTGTGTACTATAAGCGGAAGTATACACCCGGTGGCTTAGTTGGGTTCGCCAAGAAACACCCATTGTTAGCTGGTGGCGGGGGACTTTTGGCTTACTATCTTACGAAGAATCCTCAAACTATGGCAGCAGCACGAGAAATGCTACCAAAACCAAATGTAGACGTGTCTCCCGAGGTCATCCGACAGTGGAGAGAGCCTAATGTGGAGAGTCCGTTCCAGAGAAGAGCGTGGGGTTAATTATGGAAGAATCTAGAAAAGTATTGCTTGCTGAGAAGCTTGCTACGAAGTCGCCCGTTGTTATCGTCCCTATCGGAAAAGAGAAAGAGGCGACAGCAGGAAAAGCCGCATACGAATGGGCTAAAACTGTGGGGAGGAAGGCAGTTGACCCCGGAAGAATCGGGGATTCCATCAGTAAAGGCCTCGCAGGTGAGATAGGTAAAGTTGTGGGTGTCAAAGCCGCTATCCTCGCGGCTAAGCATTTCAAGCCTAAGAAGACACTCATCCAAAAGATGGTTGGAAAAGACACTCCCGGTAGACGGGCGTTGATGTTCGGGGCAGGGGCAGCCGGCATTGGGGCCGGTCTCAAGGGTGTCGAGTCCTTGGCGGACGCCATCTCAGGCCCGATGAAGAAGAAGAAATACTTCAAGAATATGATGTCCGAGAACCCGAGTTTAAATAGGGAAAATCCTGGGGACGTTAAGAAGATATTTAGAACGCTGTACACCTTCAATCCTGTGATGGCCAGTGACCCCCTTGTCGCGGGGTCTTTTATGAAGAGGTCTCTACAGTTCAAGGATGAGGGTATCCAGCCTGTGGATATTAAGACCCTGGTTGAGGTGGCCAAGAATCTCCGAGACTCCAAGAAGAAGGATAGTCTTCTCAGGGGTGCTTTCGTTGGTACCGGCGCAGAACTGATGAGTTACTCGGGGTAATTGATGCCTTACAGGGAACCTAAAAAAGATTACCCCATATCCAGATTCTTAACGAGCCCGTTAGGAAAGGGGCTGGGGTCTGCGGCAGTAACCGGCGGAGCAATGCTCGCTCTTAGGAAAGGCCTTAGGAGTAAAGCAGCGAGGGATATCGTTAAGAAGAGGCTGGGCCGTGAGTTACCGTCTGGCCCGACGAATAAGAGAATAGCCGCTACTGCCGCTTTCTCCGGTGGCTTTAGTGGGCTGTTCGCTAATCTAGAACGAGATATCTACGCCAAGGCGCTTAATCGGAAGCTGGAATCTGGTCGTGGTGGCTTTACTTCCCAAGAGAAAAAGCTGCTTGTTGGTAAAGTCGGCAAGGGGACAGGCAAGGTAAAGGGGTTCTCAGAGTATTATGTAACACCTCGCACTCATGCGCTGGGGCGTGGTGCTCTTGGGTTGTTATTCGGTGGGCCATCTGGAGCGCTGGCGGAAGGGATATCCGGGGGAGCGGGGACCGCCATTAACCGCCGACTCTGGGCAAGAGCCCTATTGGCCAGGTCAAGAGGAGGCGAGAAACTGACTCTTCAAGAGAAACGCCTTCTTGGTAAACTTAGGCGAGGTAAATAGAGATATGTTGAAACTTCTTACGTTCCCCGGAGTTGATGATGAGGGCAATGTCTTTGTTCAGGCATTAAACCCATCTGATGAGTTAGTTAAAACCGCTGAGTGCGGGAGCCTCCACCCAGACATCTCTAGTTACGTGGGGGGTATTAAGCCTTGCGATAAGAACCTGTATGTTCTCGTCAACGCCCTGGGGGCAGGGGAGTATTACGGGAGCAATATTAACGGTGATTATTTCGAGGAGAAGGAGTTAGACCCGACTGATACCACGGGTAGCGGAGGTTACCGGACCTTCTTCGATGCGGGTATCTACAGACACCACAAGAACAAGGATATCTCGAAGTCCACAGGCAAGGTAGTCCACGCAGTCTATAACCCCATCATGCACCGGGTTGAGTTGATTCTTAGGATAGACCGCCAGAAAGCATCTTTGGAGGGGCACGAAGACCTTGTTAGCCGGCTTGATTCTGGTGAGCACCCAGCGGTGAGCATGGGGTGTCGTGTCAAATACGATATCTGTTCTATCTGTGGCCATAAGTCTAAGACCAGAGCGGATTACTGCTCTCATACAAGAACCATGATGGGTAAGGTATTCCCTGATGGCCGTAAGGTATTCGTATATAACCCATCACCAAGGTTCTTCGACCTGAGTTTCGTTGTCATCGGCGCAGACAGAACGAGCTATGCCATGGCTAAAGTAGCCTCGGTCATGGGAGGTTCTTCAGCTTTAGCGGCTGAAGAGGCAGGTATCCGTGATGGGTATAACGTAAAAATCCTCAAAGAGAAGATGGCCGCTAAGAGTAAAATCTCTCGTATGTTGAAAGAGGTTCCGGCTATGTCGGCTAAGGTCATGCCCAGCATCAGCCGCCATGAGCCAAGTATCTCAAGAGGAATCCTGGATAGGATGGGTGGGTGCCCTGCTCATAAAGCACTCACAACAGCCTCTTCTGCCGGTATCGTTCTTAAGCCGCACGAGTACCAAAGAATCATATTAATACGTATAGGAAAAAGGCCTCTAGCCGACAGGCTGGACCATGCGGGCCGTGTCTTTGAGCCGTCTATGAATGTAGACCGGAGTATCAACCTCGGAAGACCAGAACATTTCTCCCACCCAATTAGGGATTTGTTGATGAATATCATCTCAAAGCGGAGCATGTTCGACCCGGTCATCACTAAGCGCATCACAATTATTAGGTCCGCTAGGCCTTCCACAGAACACTCAAGTCCTAGTATTCTACATAAGGAAAGTAGTGTAAAAAGTATTGATATTAGTCCTGACGAGGAGATTCTTTTAGAAAGAATATCGGCAGGATATAATGGTTATCGAGAGCAGCTAATGGAGAAAATAAGCTCGATAGTTGCTCATATTACAAGTAATGATATAGGATTGCTTTCGGCTATCAACAGCCAAGGACTGGAAGATGAGTTTTTGATGGGCACTTCACTAGAAAAAACAGCTAAGCTGCCTTTAGCTTTAGTGGGTGTCCTACCAATGGCTTACCTTTACGGAGCGCACGTAAGAAAAAAACGGCGTTTCGGTGTGTCCAATGGTCCTCTTGATAAGTTTATCGAAAAACATCCAATCTTGGCTACCTCGGTATTTGTCGGCCTCACACGCATGGGAATGAGTTTAAGATCCTCAGGTGTGTTTGATAAGTCGCTGAATGACCTGGCGGTCAAGTTTTCTTAGTCCAGGAGTATCTAGATGAAATTATTTATCGGAGATGATGCTGGGACGCAGTTAAAAAAACCCTCTAAGGAGAAATTGAAATGAATGAACTGCTAGCACAAGCATACGGTACCCAGGAAAACATCGACACCAATTCTGGTGTTGAGAAAACTGCGGAGGCTGCTCTCATTGAAGAGCTTGAAAAAGTCGCCGCTGCCGAAGGTATCGACCTTAATGAATTTAATGATGATGACATTCTTGATATCATCACCGAGGCAATGAACGCTGAAGGCACTGAAGGCACTGAAGGTACTGAAGGTACTGAGAAGACCGCCAGTGATGAAACCTCCGAGCCTGCTGATGAGCCCGTCGCTGGGGAAGAAGTTCCCGAGGTTGAGGGGGAAGAGCAGGTCAAGCTGGCCGAGGCTGATTTCCTTGGTCGGACCATGGCTCACGCGTTCTATGATGAGCTTACTACCATCCAGCATGGTGGAGAAGAGAAGACCGCAGGTGCCCGTCCCAGTGACGCATTCCTGAAGGAAGCTGCTCAAGAAGAAGTCGCAGCAGATGTTGATCCTGAGTTCGCGGAGGCTTTTGAGGAAGCTGCTGTTGAGCGGGCCAACGAAATCCTGGAATTCTTGGACAATGGTTCCGTTAAGCAGTCTTCCGCTGCCATCGATGATGAGCAGTTGGACGGCGCTGTATCTGAGCGGGCCGGGGAACTCCTCGCTGAGGCGGGCTATGATGTCGGCCAAATTTCCCAGGCTTTGCAGCAGTAAGGCGTCTTGAATGGATTCGGCAGTAATAAAGGCTCTTAAGGCTAAGTTCCACATGGCCAATAGGTCTGGTAGAATGACCCTAAAGAGTAGCTGGAAGCTCCTTAAGGAGAAGCCAGAGGAAGCTGCCTTATTCACGATGTTAGCCGCTAATGTTATTAAGCGGAGTAACAGCAAGGCCACTAAGCAAGTTTGAAATGGTCCCGTCCACAAACTGGGCGGGGCCTATTTCACCAGGAGTAGTCACTAGATGTCTTCACTAAATAAACTTATTGAGAAACTCGCCGGGGGCGACTCTCCTGCTGTGGCCGAGTCTGTAGAAACCACAAGCGATGAGCAGGGCAATACCGACCTGGTATACGTAGAGAAGCTAGCTTCAGCAGTGGACTTTATTATCGATAATATGGAATCCCTACCGAACATCGGAGAGGAGTCTGGTGAGAGTGCTCAGGAGCCAATCACCAAGGAAGCTCTTAGCCGAGACTCCAAGACGGGTCGATTTGTTTCGGACAAGGAAGAGACCACTCCCGAAGTTAAAGAGCCGGAAGTGGAAATCAGTGCTCCCACCAATATCTCGGACGCACTCCGGAACCGATTACAGGCTCGGATTGCTGCCAAAGAAGAGGTGGCCAAAGAGGAAGCTGAGAAAGATGAAGAATCCTCAGAGTCCAACAAAGAGCTCATTACCAGTGTCCTTGGGAAACTCCGGGAGTTGAAGTCTGACTCTAAGGAAGAGACCAAGGATACTGACAGTAACGAAGATTATTATAGCGGCTCTTCTGATTACCCATCAGAAAAAGAGATTTTTAATGTCGGTGATACCGCGACCGATGAGAAGGCAGAAGAGACAGCTTCAAACGAAGCTGACGGTGAGGCAGCGGTAAAGGCAGCTTCGGCTGGCCACAGTCTCGCCGATGTGCTGAATGCAGCACTTAGCTCGGATGGACGATCAGACGAGAGCACCTCCATGGGTGTAGAGACCGACAGCGTTCATAGTAGCGAAGGGCCGATGGCTCGCAAACAGGCCACCGATGACTTGAAAAAGCGATTGATGGCCAAGATTGGTAAGGAGGCATAAATTATGAGTTCAATCGATAAAAACTCAGCCCAGGAAGTTCTTAAGCA